ACGTATCAGCCCCGTTTGCAGGGCTTTCGACAGGCAGCGCTATTATTGGCGCATACGGTTTGGGCATCCAGGCTACTGACCTATCTGCCAATGATAGGTTGACAGGGCTGGATAATGTCACCTACGCCCCGCCGAATAACGTGACATTCTCAGTCAATGGCCTTGTCGTGGGGGAAGATGTTGTGCTGGTTGGCCCATGGGACGGGATCACGCTTGATCCAGAAGGCAATCCGGATATTCAGAAGAACCAGCTTGCTTTGCAAACAGCCCTGATCGGGACAGCAGAGACAGCAGTTACTGTGAGTACGGCTATTCCAAGTGATACTCCGAGCAGCGGAACAATCAGGATTCAGACGGCCAGTGGCCTCTACCGGCGAGTGAGCTACACGTCATGGGCGGGCAGTACGTTTACCATCCCCGCGACGGACTTCTCAGCCGACAACGCCGCCGCTGGTAATAATGTCTTTATCAGCTACATCGACAAGGTTTCAGCCAGCACAGGAGAATCCTTCACCGTTGTCTACTCGGCAGACCGGCAGCTTGTCGTTCGGGTGCGGGATGGTGGGGCAACACCCATTAAGGAGTTCGTCACGTCCGCGACGCTGACTGCAACCGGCGGGTCTGTGACAGTTATTCGTACATCTGATGCTTGAGGGAAACAGCTATGGCGATTCGTTCTGCAAATCCTGATACGGTTCCGGCGCTTTCGTATGACTTTGTGCATGTGGAGAGTTATTCGCTGCGAGTGGAGAAGACGGCTCCGTATCGCTACGTCGTGAATATGGTGGCAAGCAAGTATGCTATCGATACCGGTGGTAACCGAGTTTATTCCGCTAACAGACTGTCCTTTACCGATACGGACTTTGAGAGCAGCTTCGTAGCCTGGGCTATTGGGAAAGGCTATGCACTTGATGCTGCGGATGCAGTAGCGAAGCGGGACGCGGCGATTGTTCAGGTAAATACGGACTTTGCCAATGGCGCGATTGACCCGTTCATGCTGCTTGCCTACTTCCAGCTTGCACTGGGTATGCAGCTTGAGATTGGCACAGGTGAGCCGTTGCAGGGTATTGAGTAATGGCCTTCACCGTTACGCAGAACTTCATCACGCTGTATGACATGGAGTCCCTGACTGGGTGGGTAGGGCCAGCGTCGCTCGCGCTGAATACAGACATAAACCGGCAAGGGACTGCGTGCATAGGTTGGCAGGCGGATACTACTGGGACAGTCGTGTGGGGACCGACGTTCGCTACTGCTCGTGACTTGAGTAGTGTTGGGGGTATTCGAGAGATTTGGTTCTGGGTGTATGTGCTGGACTATCTCGACCTCCAAACGGCTTCCAACGGCGGCATACAGCTCTGGATGGAAGATGCACTAGGCAATCAGGGGTGGTGGAACGTAGGAGGGCACCCGTTTACTACTGTCAATGACGACATGAAGTACAAAGGGGGCTGGCTACAAACCGGGGTGAGGACTAATGCTGGGTTTATCGGAAACACAACCGGAGTGAACCCTGACCTTACCCAGATCACACGCATCGGGTTCGCAGTAACGAAAACGTCTGTCTCCTCCCTTCCGCAAGATGTGTTCATTGATTGGTGCTACTTGGACTCGGACATTGATACGCCGCAGCTTGGTCCGGTTGTTTATGGCCCTAATAACACGGACGGAGAGGGGTTGAGCGAGCTTGTAGAGGCGCTGCAAGCTGCCGATATTGGCTATATGGAGGAAGCCGGGCAGACAATCATCATCCGTGGGCGTGTGAACATTGGCACTCAGGATGGACTGAACCCAACTAGGCTTGTTTCCTATCGGCGAGCACTTCAGTCTCGCCCTGCCGGATACTTGGGCTACCCGTCAATCATTTGCCGTGGCGCTCTCGGGTCGGAGACATATATCCAGTTCGGTGAAATCGTAGGCACGGCCCCCGATGTGCGCGGACTGGATGGGGCTTACGTCTCCGGGGCTGCGTCTTGGATTCCGTTTGTGTTTAATGTCGGTGATCCGCAGGTGTCGGGAGGATGGTATGGTGTTAATGGCATATACCTGACAGCTTGGGACGGTGGTAGTTATAACAACCCGAACTTTGAGCTTCGGGACTGCCGGATAAACCCTATAAACCCAATATACATAGGGAACATTGGGGCAGTCGAGAACTGCGTATTTTATAATGGGAACGATGCTAATTTCGGCTGCATTGTTGACGAAGCTGGTAACCTTTCTAATGTTCTGAAGAATTGTGAGTTTATCAACAACGCCGGGGCGTTAGGTATTGAGGTCGGGGGGACATACACGCTCGACAATGTTAAGTTCTCCGGAAACACTTACGACATTGTGAACCGGCTGGGTAACAACATCACGCTTAACTGTATCAATGGCAGCAACCCTGACCCGGCAAAGATCAACAATGTTGCCGGAGGCAGTGTGACCATCAACAATGTTGTAAATGTTACTGTCCATGCGTATGAAGTAGCCTATGGCGCCGGTGGTGGTACATCACCTGTTCCAGGCGCTACGGTACTTCTTACTGCTGACGCCGGAGGTCCGCTGCCTTTCGAAGCTGCGGTTACGATTTCCAATGATGGGGCTGGAACCGCCACTGTAACCCACAATGCGCATGGGTTCAGTACAGGAGATTATGTCGTTATCAAGGGCAGCAACGAGGCGGAGTACACTGGGCTGAAGCAGATTACGGTTGTTGACGCTACGACGTACACTTACGCTATGCCAGTTATCCCTGTCGGAAGCGCGACCGGCACGCCCACTTCTACAGCAGTTGTTCTAACCGGCACGACTGATGCTAATGGCGAAGTTCTTGGAACCCACAACTATGCGTCGGATCAGCCGGTAAAGGGTACGATTCGAAAGACGACCGCTTCCCCGCTTTACAAAATCTCCCCGGTGTCTGGGACGATCACCAGCGCCGGGTTTCATGCAGATGTTGCCCTGGTGTTGGACGAATGACAGTTGAAGATAGATTAGCGGTGGTAGAGATTCGGCTGAAGGAAGTAGCTGAAGCCATGCCAGAGGTGGGTGAGCTTGATAGCATCCGGCGAAATGTACGGAACCTGCACATGCTTTGCTTGGAACTGCAAAACGCGGTGGGTGATGTCAAGGTGCAGGTAGCCGCGCTTGATTCGTTCAAGACACAGGTACTTCAAGAGATTCAGGAGCTTCGACGGCTATGGCAATCTCGATAGACTGGGCGAACCAGCTAATTACGATCCCGCGAGCCGACTTGACTCTAATCAGCGGTACGCTGTACGAGCTTGACACGAATTGGTTTCGGTTGCAGTTGAAGGCACTTGAGAGTGGGGCAGATGGGATACCCTGGCCGCGCACGCATGACCATGTTGCGGGATACACTGTCGCAGGTGTAACGTATGCCCGGAAAGTGGAGATGCTTAATGGCTATCGGGTGCAATTCGAGGATGGGCAATACTCGGTGCGATTGGCGGGATCGAATAACAATATCTTTGATGTTGGGGCAGGTATCCTTGTCCAGAACCAAGTCCAGGTGATTGCGCAGAACAGTGCTGGTTTCGTCAACTACGAAGACCAACGGATACAGGATATACACTCAGCGCATTGGAACCGCCGGGTCCATGACAAAGCAGCGAACACAATAACTATATACTCAAGTGATGGTGTAACCCCGCTCAAAGTATTCAATGCTACTGACGACCTTACAGAGATTTCACCGCAATGATTTCGTTCGGACTAGGGAGGGAGCTATTTGCGTATGGGCTCGGCGGGCCATACGCTTCTATTTTGCCAACTCAACCGACAGTATCAGAATTGGTCAGTGATTTGATTGTGCCGATAATAATAGAACCAGTCGTCCAAACAACAGACAGGCAAACTCGGAGACGGGAGTATGACAAAGCAAAAAGAATACTATGATAGTAGTAACGAGAAGCATGTCGCAGATGCAAAACGGAGAGAGCACAATAAGACCAATTCCGAAATAAATAATCTCAGAGCTATTATGAGGACAAAGGAAGGCCGGGGCTTTGTCTGGGCCATGCTTGGGAAATGCGGCGTTTATCGCTCGGTCTTCGACACTGATCCTGTGACAATGGCGTTCAATGAGGGGAGGCGTGACTTTGGACTGTCTCTCCTTGGCCAGTTGGTAGAGCACTGCCTGCCAGAGTTTCAAACGATGGAGAAAGAGCAAAGGGGAATGAAAGATGATTGACTTTTTCAAACGGCACATGCAGGAAGCTGGTGCAGAAGGCGCAGCTTCCGGTGGCGCTGAAGGTCAGGGCGCTGAAGGTCAGGGCGCTGAAGGTCAGGGCGCTGAAGGTCAGGGCGCTGAAGGTCAGGGCGCTGAAGACAACAACGAGAACGGAGGAAAAGGAAATGATGAAGACCAAGGGCAAGAAGGGGAAGAAGGGGGGCAAGAAGGGTCGGAAGAAGTAGAATACGACCTTTCTATACCAGATGAGTTCAAGGGCGCTGTCGATGATAGCGTCCTTGACCAATTCAAGGATATGGCGAAAGAGCTTGGTTTGAGCAACGAAGCTGCTCAAAAACTGGTTGACTTTGAGGTGTCCCGCCAAAGTCAAATCCTTGAAGCCTACAACAACCGTCTGACCGAGTGGGCGGACATTGTAAAGAACGACCCCGAAGTTGGCGGCGCCGACTTCGACAAGAAAATCGCTAAAGCCCATCAGGCTTTCGAGGCTTTGGCGAATGATGACCTGAAAAAACTGATGGACCCGTACCATCCGACGGAAAACCCGACAGGTCTTGGCCTGGGGAACCACCCGGAAATTGTACGACTGTTCTATCGGCTCGGGGTCAATATGGGCGAAGACACACTCAAGTTGGCGAACGCCGAAGGCGCACCGGCCAAACTTGATCGCGTTGAAGCCCTTTACGGCAATCCTCAAACCGACTGATAAGGAGTACATAACATGGCTACCGTAGGTCAAACATACCTTCAGCTTGCCGACTACTACCGCCGTACCGAGCCGAATGGCCAGATCGCGGAAGTGATCGACATGCTGACTGAAATCAACCCGATTCTGGATGACGCTGTTTCCGTCGAGTGTAACGACGGCTCGCAGCACATGACTACCGTTCGGACCGGCCTGCCTTCTGGTACCTGGCGGATGCTGTACCAGGGCGTCCAGCCCAGCAAGTCCACCACTCGCCAGGTCACTGACACGACCGGCTGGCTTGAGGCATATTCCGAGGTGGACGCCAAGCTGGTCATGCTGGCAGGCGCAAACGGCAATGCGCTTCGTCTTGACGAGGCCGAGGCTTTCATCGAGGGGATGTCGAACCAGATGGCAACGGCGCTGTTCTACAGCGACACCGCCAGCAGCCCCGAGCAATTCATGGGCCTTGCTCCTCGGTTCTCCAACCTGTCTGCCGAAAACGGCAGCCAAATCGTTGATGGCGGCGGCATTGGTGCTGATAATACGTCTATCTGGTTCATCGTATGGTCGCCCAAGACCGTACATCTGCTGTATCCGAAAGGCAGTAAGGCTGGTGTGCAGCGTGAAGACCTTGGCAAGACCACCAAGGAAAAAGCTGATGGCTCGATGTATGAAGTTTATCGTGAGCATTTCCAGTGGGACATCGGCCTGTCCGTCCGCGACTGGCGGTATGTCGCTCGCGTCGCCAATCTGGACGTATCCGACATTCAGGCCACTGGTCAGTCCGGCGGTAGGGATATCGACGAATACATGATCGACGCCTATTACAAGCTGCGTCAGCGTCGTGTTCGGAATGGCAAAGCCGCGATTTACTGCAATACGGTTATCAAGACCGCGCTGCACAAGATCGCCAAGAACACCAGCAACGTCAATCTGACCATCGACACGTTCGAGGGGAAGGAGATTGTGTCGTTCCTGGGTATGCCTATCCGTGAGTGCGACGCCATTCTCAACACCGAGGCCCGTGTGGTCTAAGGTCAACTGAAGGAGATTGAACAATGATCCTTGATCAAGAAACTCTGATGTCGAACAAGCAGGCCATCACGGTTAACGCTGTTTCGACCAATGTGATTGACCTTGGGGCCTCGACAGACCTTGGCCCCGGTCGTCCTATCCCTCTGCTCATCCAGCTTACCGCTGACGCCAGCGGCACCGCTCCAACTCTCCAGGTCGATGTTCAGGTGTCCGCCGACGAAGCGTTTACGTCACCGAAAAACGTCATCTCGATGACGTTTACCGGCGGCTCGGCTGGCGACAAGGCCGCTTTGCAGTTTGTACCTGACGGCGTTGATGCTCGGTACATGCGGCTGAACTATACCGTTGGCGGGACGACCCCGGCCTATGAAGTTGTAGCTGGCCTGTCGATGGGCCGTGACACCAACATCTAAAGGGAGGTGATGCAAAATGAAGGTCCGAGCAACCAAGCGTGGGTACTATCAGCGCATCCGTGAGCCTGGGGAGGAGTTTGAGTACCCCATCAAGCCTGATGATCCGATGCCGTCATGGATGGTAAGGGTCGCAACTAAAGCAGACCAACAGCCCGAAGAAGACGAAGAAGACGAAGAACTGCTTGACTAATTTTGTCTTCTAACAGGCCACGAGGCCCCGACACCTGTATGATACGCTAAGTCGTTTTGGGTGCCGGGGCCTTTTTACATGAGGAAAAGCCATGTCCATTGTAGATTTGAAACGGTCGCAAGTAGAGAAAGAAGGGAAAACGCTACTTGGCGGGCCTGCTGACGCCGAAAAGGATGATTACTTTTTCGGTTTGACGGTTACGCTCGAAGGCCCTGAGCTTGACAAGATTGGCCTGAGAGAGCCGAAGGTCGGAAGTCAGATTCCATTCGACGCAGTTATGAAAGTGACAGGACACAGGAAAGCTGATGATGGCGAGAGTGTCACGCTTCAGATCACAGCCCTTGGCATAAAGCCATCCCCTGGTGATCGTGAGTCAGCGATGTATGGTGGTGACAATGGCAAGTGATGTAGACATTGCAAATATGGCTTTGGCACACATCGGCTCACGGTCTAATATTGCTTCGTTGACCGAAGACAGCAAGGAAGCAAGGAAAATAAATCTGTTCTACAACACTGCCTTGGCAGCCACATTGGAAGCGCATGACTGGGCGTTCGCAAGGAAGACAGAACAGTTATCAGAGTCAGGTACACCACCGCAAACATGGGTGTATCAGTATGCATACCCAAACTTGTGTGCCGCAGTCAGGGCAATACTTCCTGTAGACAGGACCAAAACACCAATCCCTTTCCAGGTTGCGCACAGTGATATTGCAGACTCAAAAGTGATTTTGACAGATGAGCCAGCAGCAAAGGTCAGATATACTGCCTTTGTGACCAACACAACAATGTTCTCTGGCGCGTTTGTCGAAGCGTTCTCCGCAAAGTTGGCGTCACTGGTAGCCATGCCGTTGACTGGAAAGAGGACGCTGCGCGACGATGCAGTCTCCCTGTTCAATATGCTCATTCAGACGGCGAGAGCCGTAAATATAAATGAAGAAGAAACAGGTGACAGCTACAGTGTTCCATGGCTTGATGCGAGGACTTGACTTTGGCAGACATACCGCAAAACAACTTTACGTCTGGTGAACTGTCGCCAGCATTGCACTCAAGACCGGACCTGTCAAGGTATGTATCTGGCCTGAAAGAATGTACTAACTTCTTCGTCCACCCTGAAGGTGGTGTCTCAAACAGACCAGGGTTTGAGTTCGTTACTCAGGTTAAATCATCGTTTTCACCCGTAAAGCTGATCCCATTCTCATTCAACGACCTTGATACATATTGTCTTGAGTTTGGCGATCAGTACATGCGTGTTATAAGGAATGGCGGGCGGGTTTTGCTGCAAACCACTCCCCCAGCGTGGGCGATCGATACAGGTTACACAAAAGGCGACCATGTAAACCAATCTGGCGTCAACTACTACTGTAAACGGAGCCATATATCGCTTTCAATAGACCAGCCAGGGATCGGTGCTAGTTGGCAGATATATTGGTATGCACTTGAGCAGGACATCGTTGAGATACCAACGCCATACGCAGACATTGATGTCATGTCGTTGCAGTATGTTCAGTCGGCCGATGTGATAACAATAGTTCACTCTAACTACCCGCCTATGGAGCTAAAACGATACGCCCATGACAGGTGGGTTCTTGACCAAATAAACTTTGGACCGTCAATATCTTCGCCTACTGGCGTAACGGCGACAGGTGGTGCTGGAATAATTTCATATAATTATGTTGTTACAGCCATAAGTTCTGATACTGGTGAAGAAAGTTTGCCTTCTGCGTCAGTCAATGGGCTTGAGGATGGTCTTGTAATATCGTGGAGTGCGGTAGCTGGTGCAGAATCATACAATATATACAAGGAAAAGAATGGGGTTTACGGGTATATAGGAAACGCGATAGGGACATCGTTCACCGATGAGAAAATAATCCCATCCTTGGATGACACACCGCCAGTTTCAAAACTCCCTTTTTCCTCCCCCGGTGATTATCCATCTGTTGTAACTTACCACCAGCAGCGGCTTGTGTTCGCCAACACAAACAACAATCCACAAAAAATCTGGTTTAGTCAGGTCGCTAATTTTCACAACTTCAATACATCGAGGCCGCAAAAGGCCGGAGATGCCATAACGATTAGCGTTGATGCAGCACAGGTAAATGCTGTTCGTGGGCTTGTTTCAATAAATACGCTTCTTGTCCTTACATCTGGTGCCGAACATAGCATTACGTCTGGTGACAGAGCGTTCACCATAGATAACATACAAGTCAAGCCTCAAAGCTACAGAGGCTCATCACCACTAAGACCGATAGTGATTGGTAATATCGTATTGCACACTCAGGCATTTGGGACGGCAGTAAGGACTCTTGGGTACAGACTCGATGTTGACGGATATGCTGGCAGCGACATATCAATAACTGCGAAACATATATTTACCGGGTACGACTGGGTTGACTCTGGCAGGGCTGAAGAACCCTATAACATAGTTTGGTATGTCAGGAACGATGGTATACTTGTTGGTTTGACGTTCATACAAGAGCAAGAAGTCATAGCTTGGCACAAACATACGACGAATGGTTCGTTTAAGTCTGTAGCCGTTGTCCCTGAGAATGGTGAGGACGCAGTTTATGTTGTTGTTGAACGGAATATAGGGCCTGGTGAAGGGCCAGTTAAATACATAGAGCGTTTGCACAGTAGAGAGTTTTCAAGGATAGAGGACGCATTTTTTGTTGACAGTGGGCTGACATATTCAGGCGCACCAGTAACGACATTGACAGGACTTGATCACCTTGAGGGAGAGACCGTATCCATACTTGCTGATGGCAATGTTCATCCGCAAAAAGTCGTATCCGGTGGCAGCATAACTCTTGACTACGCAGCAAGCACAGTTCATGTCGGGTTGCCGTACCAGGCTAATATCGTAACTCTTGAGCCTCCGGTCCAGGAAGTCCAGGGTAGATGGAAGCGTGCGTCTGAGGTCATCGTTGGCGTTCTGAATACCCGTGGACTTAAAGTTGGGTCTGAGAATGGTGAGTTGTCAGAAGTGAAGCAAAGGTCAAGTGAACCGTGGGGCAGTCCGACAGCCATGAAAACAGGGTACTTCAGGCTGTTTATAGAACCTGACACGGAATACGGAAGCCTACAGGTTGTTCAGGATGAGCCTCTGCCGACCACCGTTCTGTCAATCATACCGAGCTACGAAGTTGAAGATTGAAGTCATACAGTGCCAACGGTGGCACATGGTCGATATGATGTCTTCGATGCGTGACGCTGATAGGGCAGAGTTGATAGCTACAGGAGTGCCATTGGATGTAGGCATGGAGTTTACTTTCAGGACAGCAGTAGAGGCGTATGCCGGATTTGCTGATGGAAAACTTGTTTGTGTGTTTGGTGTGTCATACATAAACAGGATTGCAAACAGTGTTGCGCCGTGGAACATAGCGACTGACTTGATAAACCGCTATCAATTTCAGTTTGCAAGGAGGAATAAAAGCATGATCATGTCATGGAAGAATAAATACAGCATAATGAGGAATTATGTCCACGCCAACAACAAGCTGTCAATAAAGTGGCTTGGTTGGCTCGGATTTACTATTCATGAAGCAAAACCCATGTTCAGATATGGTGAGTTGTTTCATGAGTTTACCATGAGGGGTAATTGATATGTGTTTGGCAGCAACTCCGGTTGTCATGGCACAGATAAGTACAGCAGCGACCATAGCTGCTACAGCTTATAGCGTATATAGTGCTCAAAAGATGGCCTCGTTCCAAAAGGACATGGCCAACAGAAACGCAAGAATAGCTGAAATGCAGGCGGCTGACGCGATCCAACGTGGTGAGGCTGAGGCCGATCAATACGGTCAGCAGGTTGACCAGCTTATCAGTCAGCAAAAGGCTGCGCTCGCGGCAAACGGCATATTGATAGACCAGGCTGATACGTCAGGTAAGGTTTTGCTTGACACAAGAGAGGTTGGTGAGCGTGACATGCTTCAGATACGAAACAACGCTGCCCGTCAAGCCTGGGGGTTTAGAGTAAACGCGCAGGACAGTAGATTACAAGGACAAGTAGCTATGCTTGAAGGAAGGAACAAGCAAATATCAAGTTTGCTATCTGGTGCTGATGCTGTAGCTTCAAAGTGGTACAAGTTTAGCAAACAAAACCCCAACTGGTATAAAGGGTGATGAAATGCCAAAAGTTCCGTTGATTACAACGCAACAGGTAAAGCAAGAGGCTTTGCCAAATGTAAGGTTGAATACAAGGGCGTCTCCTGATGCTTTTGGTGCGAACATCGCAGCAGCTATTGAGGGTGTTGGAAACGTGGCCGGGCAGATCGCCCTTAATGAGTTCAATGAGCAAAACAAGGCGAAGGCAAAAGAGCTTGAAGTCAACTTCAGCAAGTCTGCTAGGGCACTTTTGTTTGACCCTGAAAACGGATATTTCAACAAAAAAGGAGAGTACGCCTTTCAGTACCAGCCCGTAGCTGAGAAGGCTGTTGATGAGTTGATAAAGCAAACTATCGACAACGCAGAGACGCCACAGCAAAAATCCATGCTCATGCAGTCTCTCTCTGTCCGCGCTGAAAAGATGAAATTGGACATACAAAGGCACGCCGCGAAGGAGTACGAAGCCTGGAAGGATGCTGCCTCAAAGGCAAGGATTGACGACTCGATAGAAGAAGCTGCTGCAAGCTATGAAAACCCTGAGTACGTCAATCTCCTCATTGAGACAGGAAGGAACGAAATCTATGAAATGGCGCAGAGGGGAGGACAAGACGCCGAGCAGACAAACGCCCAACTGAAGGAATACCAGAGCAAACTGAGGACGGCGATTATAGACCGCATGATGCTTGATGACCCAAAGAGGGCCGAAGCCTATTTCAAAGAATATAAAGACGAGATTGGTGGGCGCGATCAAACCGCAATACTCAGAAAGCTGAAAATCGCCAAGTATGGTGATTTGGCGACAGATTGGGGTGACTATGCAGAGTTGATGGATATGTCCATCAATGATAGAAGCAAGTTCCTTACCGTCGATTTGAACAAGTATCAGTTGTCAGCAAAACACATGAGCCAGATGATTAACCTGCAAAGAACAGTTGCGGGCAATCAGGCAAAAGCCGATGAGCAGGTGAGGGGCATAGGTGAAGCCATGTCCCTTGCAAAAGCCTCATTGGCGGCAGCGGGCATAAAGATGGACGCGAAGGCCCCGAAAGCGCACAGAGAGCTTGTGCAGCAGTTCCAGGGCGCTCTGCTTAGGGAGATTGACGCATACAGGAACGCAAACGACGGTAGGTTCCCTTCTGAGCCTGATGTAAAAGGGATGATTGACTCTCTATTGATAAAGGGAACCTATCCTGATGACAGGACACTAGGGTTTATCCTGCCGGACAAAGAAGGATATGTATTCCAGGGGCCAGATGACGATGGCAAAGTTGTTCTTGTTCCATATGATGAAATACCAGAAGACCATCGATCGGCGATAAAGAAAGCCCTCGATGCCGCCGGTAAATCATCTGATGAGTTATCAGTCAGGAAGATTTACACCCAAAAGAAAATCATTGAAGTACGGGAACGGTATAAGTAAATGTCACAAGATAACGGTCTTTTTTCCGAGTACAGCAATTTCATCCAGTCTGCCAATGATAACAAGGATGACAAAGACCCTCTTGTGTCTGAGTACGGTCAGCTTATATCAGACGCAGAGCAGTCAAAAAAGATAAGTGTCAATGTGAGTCTGACAGCAGCAAAGCAGGTCAATCCTGACGACGCTGCCAAGGCTATCGACCTTGCAAAAGAGACTGGTCTGCCGACTGACACTGTAGAAAGAAACCTGCCGGAAGTGCAGGACATCGTAGTATCGAACAGCATAAAACGTGACATCGAAAAAAGCCCCACGCTACAAGCGTGGTTCTCGTCTGCTGAAAACGCGAAGGTGTCCCAGGATGATGTCAAACAGCTAGACGATGTTGACAAGTCGATTGCCGATCTGTTTTCGGTAAAAAACCAGTTCAAGGCGGCGGCAGGTCTGATTTTCAATCAGGTTGACGCTTTCAACCAATCAAAGAAAGACCCTTCTGTTATCCTTGATAACTCATTTGGCACGGCGAAGTCGCTTACCGGGGCTGCGTTCCAGGGGACTCTTGGCCTGTCTGAAATGTTGTTCAGGGCACCAGACGCAGCGGCGAGGCAATATGACGCTCTTGTTCAAGCGGCAAGGAATCTTGGCCTGCCAACCTGGGCGCTACCGAAGACTGAAGATTTATACGTTCCTGATGCTGTCAACATCAGGAAGCACGCCAACGTCGTCGCTGGTGAAATCGCCAACGCTCAGCAAATCCTCACCAACAACTTCGACCTATTCAGGGAAATAGCAAAATACAACGCCCAGGGCGACAAGGCCCTTGAGCAGTTGATAGAGAACGGCGACCCGACAGCGATGGTTCAGGTTGTTAGTGATCCTGAGTCATGGGGCGCGTTCATCGGCAACGCCATACCATCATTGGTTGCAGCCTGGGCGTCAGGCGGCTCTCCTGCTTTCATTGCTGGATTGGAGGCTATGGACTATGCGACTACTGCTGCTCAATATGAGAAATCAACCGGACAAAAGATTGATGACGTTGAGTTTGCTACAGGCCAGTTGATTGTAGCTGGGATAAATACCTGGCTGGAAAAACTCGGTCTTGAAAAAATAATGAACGCACGGAGTTTTCTTGGGGCTGTCGTTGCGTTCATTACTGAAGGGACTACGGAAGGACTGCAAGAGTTCATACAAAACATTGCTGAAGCGATTACATACAACCCTGATGCCAGTCTCACCCAGGGGGTTCTTCCCGCGTTTCTTGGTGGTGCTGGCTCTGGTGGCGGCGCTGCGACGGCAAGGATAACGGCCAATAAAGTTTTGTATGACCAAGCTAAAGCAGATGCAGAGCAGAGGGTGAAGAAGCTGCAAGACCTTCAGAAGAAGGTTCTTGAAAGTAACACGTTCAAGAGGCACAAGGCGACATTCGAGAAGTTTGTCGATACCGCGCTTCAGGGAACAGAGGACGCGAACATTTACCTTGACGCCAAACAAGCTACAGCATACTTCCAACAGGTAGAAGGTGTAAATCCTTCAACGGTTTTTGAGGATATTGGCGTCACCAAGGAAGAACTAGACAATGCGCTTGAGGTCGGCGGGGATATAAAGATACCACTGTCAAAGTTTGTAAAACTGGCAGACACACCATATTACGAGCCACTTCTTCAAGACGTAAGGCTGTCCCCCGGCGAGTCAACTTTCCGTGAGGCTGTAACTGCTCAGAAGGAGCAGGTTGACTCAGTAAAGGAACAGGCGCAACAGATATTGGAGAAGGCTCAGGAGTCGGCACAAATCAGAGAAAGCGCGAAAAAGGTAAAAGACCTTGTAAAGAAACAACTGATTGAAAATGTTGGTATGCCTCCTGAGATTGCCGACACAAACGCCGCCATACACGAAGCGTTTGCTGTTGTTCTCGGGGACAAGCTGGGTGTTGATCCATACGATGCTTATGTCAATGAGGCTCTTGGTCTTCGCATCCAGTCTGCCAAGACATTTGAAGAACTGAAGGCGAAACAGGCTGAGGGAGCAATACTTGACCAGGAGGCATATCACGGTTCGCGTGTCCGGGGCATACCAAGGATGTCAACTGACTATGTTGGCACTGGTGAAGGTGGGATGGCCTTTGGCTGGGGGCTGTATTTTACAGACCTCGATGCCATCGCTGAAAGCTACCGGCAGCAGTTGACAGGGGACGTACTTGAAGAAAACTCGCCAATGCTGGTTAGCGGGATACCGGCAGAAGCCATAACCGCTGACCTGTCGTTGACATTCCCGGAAGCAGCAAAGGTAGTCAGGCAGGCGATAGCCTCTGCCCTTAATGCTGGGAACGGCAGGCCGACCCTATGGTCGTCTGTTGTCGCAGAGCTTCGTGGAACGCTTGATGAGTTAAGGGCCTCAGAAGGCATAACGATGTCTATGCTACAGCCATACTCGACAGCGTGGAACTGGGCAAGGCGTCGTGACCTTACCGCCCTGGTTGAGCAAGACCCTGATGCAAGAAAAGGGGCTGTGTATAAAGTCGAGCTCGCCCCAGAGCCAGATGAGTTTCTTCTGTGGGATAGGCCGCTGTCTGAACAGAGCGACAAGGTAAAAGAGGCGATAGCGCCACTCATTGAAGTCGCTGGTGTTGACTGGAACAGCCTTGGCAGTGAGTTTTATCTTGGATTGAACAATCCACAATTCGTTGGTGAAAAGGACGCCTACAGAAAGAGTGGGCAAAAAATTGTTAGCTTAAAGTTGAGAAAAGCTGGCGTCAGGGGTAATAAATACGTCGTTGGTGACTACCGCCTGTCTGTTCTTAAAGGCGAAAAGCCATACGAAGAAGCTACGTTCAACTATGTCGTGTTCGACGACACTGATATTGACATTATCGAGTTCTATCAGGGCGAGAAGCGGAAAGCCGCCAAGCGTCACCTTGGTATGTGGTCTGCTGTTGAGCAGGCTGTCATAGATATGAACCTGCCTGGGTGGAGGCCGAAAAAGGGAAAGGCCCTGACAGATGACGAGCAGGCAAAATATGATGAGCTTCGTAAAGAAGACATCATGGGCGGTATAAAGGACGAAGATAGACTGAAAGAGTTTAATAAGCTGAAGGCAAAAATCAACGCGAACATTTCCAGAGAAAACGGTCAACAGATATGGAACAAGCTGAACTCGATGCAGGGTGTCAAGAAGGAAGAACTGAAATGGCTCGGTATAGAGCAGTGGTTGACGGCAGAAGAAGGGAGCAAGTTCTCAAGGGATGAGGTGCTTCAGTTTGTTCAGAATAACGGTTTCCAGCTTGATGTCGTCGTGGCAGACAAGGATGAAAGCGAAGCAGAAGCCCCGTCCATGGAGTTTGGAGAAGGTCAGGTTGTTGACGGTATAGACCAATATCAGAATATCATTGATGATGCGTTATATGAGTTAGAACAAGCGAGTAGTATCAGCGACATTAGCGACGCATCGTACCCGCTTATGCAGGCAGCAGATGACCTGTTCACTAAAGAGTATATCAAAGAGTTTGCTGATGAATACATACAGGCCATGGATGACAGCCAGGCCAAAGATGTATCTGACTCTGTTGACAAAGCTATTGACAAAGCTGATGACAACATCTCTGCTGACGGAAACATCTCTGTCATGGATGCTGTTGTGCGTATCATTTCTGACAACGGCTACCCTGAAGCAGTTGACGAACTGAAAACAAAACTTGAAGACGAGCTATCACCTGGCATAGAAAAGTATGCGAGGGAACAATACCTTGAAGACCCTGTATATGAGTATTATGACCCGGTAACGGACTACATTATTGTTGGGAATGATGAATTAGGGTACAGCCTTAGCGTCGACAATGGGAGGTCATACAACTTTCTTGATGTATATAGTTTTCCAGAGGCTGAAATAAGGGCGATTGAGCTAGCCAACAATTACGGTGATCTTCCAGACGGCACGAACTCACCAGAAGTAGCCAAATGGAATGACTATATCATGGGAGAAAGCTGGGCGGATGCCAACTCGTACTGGGAGACAAAGATCATCGCTCCATCACTTCGACCGCCGTTCAAATACGATACACACTTTCCTGATGAGAACATTTTGCTGTTCCGTCGTGAGTCATCACGGGATTTGGCGTATGACCCACTGATCACAATAGACGGTGAAGAAATCCCTGGCGAGCTAATGAACTTGCTTGCTGATAAGTACAATGAGATTAACGCTGAAACGACGAAACAACTTGACATAGAATATAAACACCAACCACCTGACGATTTTAAGGCCAGAGGCTACACCTATGGCGAGGAAAAAAAGCGCGTTGAAGAAGGGTTTTATATCAGCCAAGAACCAGCGATTAAAAGAATCGCTGAAATGGAATCTATCTGGCATGAAGGCTTGTCCAATAACCATGTTATCTGGTACATCGAAAATAAATACAAGGTCATAAAAAAGTACATAGAGAGCAAACTGCCAAAAGAAGTTCCAAGTGATTTTATGAACTATGGCAACGATAAACATGGCTTTGAAGAAAAAACAAGATTTGTTACAAAGTGGCTGAGAAATACATTTGACAGCGACTTCGCTGAAAAAGTATCGGCCATGGTAGAAAGTGGCGACTACGCAAAGGCCATGAAGATAATAGTCAATGAGTCTGACGCAGACCATGTTGAGCTTGGGACGATAACAGTACACATCGAAAACCTGATCGAGTTCAAGTCAAGACTTGACTATATAGAGTCTCAGTGGGCTGTTGGTGCAGACTCAGCGATGGTTTTGATGTACGCATCTGAAAATGTTGACATTGGCGTTCAGGTTGAAATGATTAACGACGAAGACGCTATGGGCACCCAGTTTATAGAAGAATTGCAGTCTGATCTTCACCAACAAGGGAGTAAATATGGGTACATCACGCCAGAGCAGAATGTAGTTACGTCACCACCGACTTACGCTACCAATGCCGTTGATGGTATGGTTGAGGCGATTGTGAAAATGTCTGAGTCCGATAAGGCTCTTGTCGGTGATGAATACAAGGATGCGTATAGAGATATTGTATATGCGTACAGTTTTGCTGATCTTTACGATAGCAAAAACGACGCTACGATAGAATACTACACAGACCTTGTTGACAGCGCACCGATTACTGAAAGTGGGACCAAACACTTGTCTAGCATTGTAGGCAAAACCATATATAGCTACTTCATAGACCCACCTAAAGAGTCTAGGCAAAGAATAAATCTGTTCATGCCCAGGCTGATAAAGGCGATAAACAAGCTGCCTGAAAGCAAGGAGCTTGTAGCTGCAATAGAAAATGCTCAACGTGAATATAAAGCATACAAAGCGGTTTCACCCATGGCCCCATTCATGAAGAAAGAAGCATGGGTTGAGCTTGGCATAAAGACGGCTCTGATTGACGCAGTAAAGTCAGGCAAGGAGTATTTGGCCTGGTCTGACTCTGATGCGCTTGTGTCTCGATGGGGTGAGCGTTTCCGTGAAAGCTACACAAATGAATATGACAGACTGATACCAAAAATCATAAAGAAGTTGATAAAACAGGACGCGAAACGCATTGTCACTGAGTACAATGGTGAGAGCTATTGGATTGTTAAGATACCTGATGGTGTAGCCAAAGAAATAAAGGACGACAGCTTTGCGTTGTTTCAGAGGAAGCGGCAAAATGGCAGAGAAATCCGAGGAATGATTCAGTTCCCTGAAGGGTCTGAAGTCGCCATATCCTTGTTCACAGAGAATATGGACCTGTCTTCATTCCTGCACGAGTCTGGTCACTTTTTCCTACAGACATATGCCAGACTTGCGGACAAGTCTGAAGAAATCAAGAAAGACCTTGACATTCTTCTTGACTGGTTTGGTGTGTCAACTGTTGATGAGATTGGCGTTGACCAGCATGAACAGTTTGCAAAAGGATTTGAGCAGTATTTGATGGAAGGGAAAGCTCCGTCAAAAGGTCTGCAAAAAATCTTTGACACATTCAGGTCATGGCTGATCAGGGTTTACGAGTCCGTAATGTCAAACTACTTCTCTGATGTAAACCTCACTGATGAAGTCAGGGCAGTCATGGGGAGGATGCTCGCAGTCGACGACGCCATTGAGAACGCAGAGACGGATGCGTCAGTCCTTTCACTGCTCACAGAACAGGAAAAGTTGTTCTCTGATGCAGAGAAAAAAGCGTACATTGAAAAGCTGCTCTCAGCGAAAACAAGGTCAATGGAGGAAGCCAGTAAGGAAATAATGGAGAGGGTCAAAAGGGAAGCAAGTAAGGCATGGAAGGAGGAACGCGACCAACTGGCAGAGCAGATAGAAGCTGACCTGTACTCCGAACCTGTTTACCAGGCAAGGCATTTCCTGATGCGTGGGACGCTCCCGAATGGCGAAGTGCCTGAAGGATTGACTCCTGTAAAACTGTCAAAACAAGCCCTGGTCGATATGTACGGGGACGGACCTGACGCACTCTGGCGCAGGCTCCCGTTCGGCAAGTATTCAGTCTGGACGACCAAGGATGATGGCGTCCACCCTGATGAGATAGCCGTTATGTTTGGTTTCTCGGATGGGGGCGCCATGGTCAGGGCCATGGTAGAGGCTAAAGGCGACATCAAGAAAATCGCCAAGGAGAAAGCTGATGAGGCGATGAGGCAGAAATATGGCGACCCTGACAGTGCAGATGCCATAGCTGAACTTGCTCTAAAAAGCATACAGAACGACGACCGTGCTGACGCTTTGTTCATGGAGCTTCGTGCTCTTGGTCGGAAAGCAAAGAAAGCTGTCCCGCCCCGCAACGTGATAAAAAACGCTGCGAAGCGCATCGTGTCTTCTGTCCATATTGGTGATTTGACGCCTAACAAGTATCTCGTCCAGTCAAACAAGTACGGAAGGATCGCATACGACAAAGCCGTAAAAGGTAAATACGGTGAGGCTGCTGACGCGAAACAGAAGCAGCTTTTGAACATGGAGATATATCGTCTTGCGCTCAAGATGAAGCAAGACGCTGAAAAGAAGGTCAAGTACATTCAAAAATACAATCGACCTGGGACAAGGAAGAACATAGCCAAACCAAATCTTGACCAAATCGACAACATCCTTGAGGCGTATGACTTCAAACGGGCTGTGTCTATGAAGGCAGTCCGAGAACGCCAAGCCCTTCGTGAGTGGATTCAGGAACAGAGAAAGAAGGGCCTGGAAGTTGCTTTCCCTGAAGACATCATAGAGCAGGCGGCGAAGCGGTCATGGAAAGAACTCACCTACGACGAGCTTGTGGGCGTGTATTCTGCCCTGAGGAACATCGAGTATATTGGGCGCTATGAAAAGAAAATCATAGTCGCCAATGAAAAACGAGACTTTGACAGCCTTGTAGAACAGCTAGTCACCACCGCGCTTGAGAATAATAAAGTCAAGGAAGAAAAGTTCGGCAGCGACCTGACAACACTCGACAAACTCGACGCCTTCCAGCGCGAATACTTTGCGTCTCATGTCAAAATGGAGTTCTTCGCTCAGCAGCTTGACGGAGATGAACCAAACGGCCTGTGGTGGAATACGATATTTCGTCCACTGGCTGAGGCTGAAGACGCAGAACTGCAAATGCAAGCTGACGCTCTGAAGGAGACACAACGTATATTTTCACTATGGTCAGAAGACGAGCAGAGGCAGCTTTACAAACGTGTTCTTGACACTGAGAAGGCTCTTGGCAGGACCATCAAAAAGGCAGAGCTTATCGCTATCGCTCTTAACTGGGGCAACGAAGGGAACAGGAAAGCACTGCTTGAAGGCGAGCAATGGAACGAGGTCCAGGTAAAACAAGTCCTCGACAAGTACATGACCGAGAACGATTGGCGTGTCGTTCAAGAAATGTGGGACTTCATTGACACATTCTGGCCGCAAATCAAGGCCCTCCAAGAACGGCTCACTGGTGTTGCTCCTGAAAAAGTAGAAGCTACGCCATTTGAAACTCCATTCGGCTCGATGCGAGGCGGGTACTATCCACTTGTGTACGATAAGGACAGAAACGCCAAGGCGTTCAAGTATGAGGAAAAGCGGTCTGTAGAAGAAATGTTTGGTGGCAACTTCCTCCGCCCATCGACGCGCCACGGACACGTCGAGGCGCGTAAGGGTTCAGGTGGGATGTCTGTTGACTTGTCGCTCGATGTGTTTGCAAGACACATCTCCAACGTCATTCATGACCTTACACATCGAGAAGCGGTACTTATGGTCGACAGAGTGATACAAGACCCTCGCACCCGCGAAACGATTATCGCTGTCAGCAGCAGGGAACTGTATCGGCATATCCGCCCATGGTTGGCCAATATCGCCTCAGACAACCGCCCCATGGACGGGTGGGTTGAGAAAGTCGTCTCAAGGCTTCGTCGTGGTGTCACCGCTGTCAATATGGGGTTCAAGTTCACGACAGCACTTGTGCAGCCGTTTGGCGTCACCAACACTATTGAGCTTTTGGGAGCCAAATGGACGATGGTTGGCATCAAGAAGTTTTACGGCAATCCTGTCAGGGCAAAGAGTGCCATTGAAGAAGTCTTTGCAAAATCTGTCATGATGCGTAACAGAACAAAGACCTTCGACCGGGAAGTCAGGGATGCCATAAAGAGCATCAAGGGTACGTCGCACTACGACAATATGCAGCGTGTTCTGTATAGCCACATTGGATTCATGGATTTGAGCGTGACAATCCCGACATGGATAGGGGCATATGAAAAGGGAATGTCAGATGGCATGGGCGAGAAGGACGCCATCGCTTATGCAGACAGCGTTGTCAGAATGTCGCAATCAGCGGGCGGGCCGAAAGACCTGGCAGCGATCCAGCGTGGCGGGGAGATCAATCGCATCTTCGTTATGTTCTATTCATTCTTCTCTGTGCTTCACAATCTGATCCGAAGGAGACTGAAAATAACAGCAAGGCAAGGCCTGTCGTACAGGGCGACCAGTGAAATAACCATGTCATTTCTTTATCTCGTCGTCATACCAGCGGTTCTGACTGAGATGGCCCTTGGCCGTGGCCCGGATGACGACGATGACGAGACATGGCTGGGGTGGGCCGCAAAGCTGATTGCGTCGTACCCATTCATGACCCTCGTTGGACTAAGAGACATCGCTAACCACCTTCAGTCTGGGTATACATACAAGGCAACTCCCGTCATCGACGCAGCAGATACGATTGTCAGGTCGCTTGACTCAATCGGAGTTGCGATTGACCCAGACCAGGAGTGGGATCAGAACGACACCAAGAACGTGCTCATGGCGTCAGGGTATTTGTTCTCGCTCCCCGCTAGGCAAATGTATATCAGCGGTGAACACGTTTACGCTGTGCTTGAAGGCGAAGAAGACTTCTCACTATATGAGTTCCTTGTCAGGAACGTGCCAGAAGACGAGAAGTGAGACAAAAGCCGAGTTTAATTTGGGTTGTGCCAAACTTGAATAGAGGGAAACCGATATGACCGTACAAACCACTGATCGTAAATATATATTCGATGGGAATGGTGTGGCAACATCGTTCTCGTTTACCAATTTCAAAGCCCCATCAAACGCGGAGATACAAGTCGTCCACGCTGACTCGGCAGGGGCAGAAACTACTCTTGTCGAAGGTACAGACTATTCACTAACCCTCAACGCAGACCAGGAAAACAACCCTGGCGGTACGGTTACATACCCCCTTAGTGGGAGTCCTTTACCTTCTGGTGAGTCGTTGACTGTTATTCGCTCGACGACAAAGCTGCAACAGGTTGACATTATAAACCAAGGTGCGTGGCAACCGGAGGTCATCGAAGGTGCGCTTGATAGACTGACGATGGCAGCGCAGGACTTGCAGGAAGCAGTTGACCGTTCTGTGAAAGTCGACATTTCAGACCCGACGACTACTCCTGACCAACTCATCCAATCCATTCGCACATCTGAGTCTAACGCTGCTTCAAGTGCATCACAGGCGCAGACCGAAGCGGATAGGGCAACAACCGAAGCTAACAGAGCGCAGACAGAGGCCAACAGATCACAGGCTGAAGCCAACAGATCACAGGCTGAAGCCGATAGGGCAACAACTGCTGCTGATAACGCGAACCAACAATTTGCAGTCTCGCTAATAGGGCAGAACGCTGATGGGGTTTCATGGGATTTCAGGGTCGGCAGCGGATTTATAGGTCGAAATGTTGGCATAGCAGATGGATCAGAAGCGATACCGGCTCAAACCGTAACTATACCTGGTGGCGCAGGTAGTTACAGACGAGATGTTATACTACTTGACCCAGCTAAAAATAGTAGCAATCTACCGAATGTTGAAGTGTCTCAGGGGCTTAATCTATCGCAGCCACCTGTTGACGGTGACGAACGAATAGACTCGTCCCACCAAGGTAGAGTCCCAATAGCTTTTATAGATGTCCCTCCAAATTCTTTATCAAACCCAGTAATAATAGATAGAAGGCCAATACTGTTTGGTATGTCATACCCGCCTGTTGGCGTTGTAAGAACATATAATGCATTTACAGCAAGCGTAGCAGTACCAAGCGACGGCGGCTCATATATTGAAATACCTCTGCCGAATGGAGACACATATAACTCGCACAGAAACATTTTTAACGTAGCGGCTGGGTCATCTAGTTGGGTAATGCCAAATGCTGCCACATTAAATAAAACATTGGCGAGAGTAAAAGGAGCAGTAATGGTGACTAACGCTGGTGTAGCAGGGATTTCAGGATATATTGAGCTGGCATTGTTGAGGTATGGCAGCCTATATAGCCAAGGGCTTAAGTCTTTTACATCTGTACCAAGCAGTGTCACAAACGATGCCAATAGGATAATAGCAGAGTTTGATTTTACTTTTTCGTTTTTAGCAAACACGGGAACATATTCAATAGGCGTATATCACAGATTGGGGGATATTAGAGAGTTTACTATGTTAAGGTTTGAACTTGAACTATTTGATTAACGCATTAAAGACCAAGTAGGCGATATGACTACTGAAACACTAGGACAAAAGCAGCGCCGGTTTACTCGAATGATTGCAGACCTGATCATCTTCGCTTATGACAACGGCTATGAGTTGACTTTCGGAGACGCTTACCGTGACCCACGAGTGTTCGGTCATGTTGGTGAAAAGAAAGGCTATGGAAGAAGTCGGTCTAATCACAAGGTTAGGTTGGCTGTTGACTTCAATCTTTTCAAGGATGGCAAGTATTTGACTTCCACGGAAGACCATCGACCCCTTGGCGAGTATTGGGAAAGCCTTGGTGGCTCTTGGGGCGGGAGGTTCAATGACGGCAATCACTATTCACTTGAGCACCAAGGGAGGCGATGATGGGTGACGATGGCAAGGTAGCCGGTATCGAGAGACGGCTGACGACCTTGGAGAACGATGTAGCTTCGCTGGCGGTGAAGATGGACAGGTACGCCATCAGCAATCAGGAAATCGCCAGCAAGATCGACTCGGTTCAGGAAAGTGTCAGTGAACTGGTTGAGCTATGGAAGTCACTGAAGGGAACAGGGAACGTCGCTCGATGGGTTGGGGGGCTGGTAAAATGGGCCTCGGCCATAGTTGTCGCTGTCGCCGCAGCTTGGGTAGCCCTGACAAAAGGATTGAAGCCATGAAGACCTACAAGGGTGTAATCAAGAAAAGCCGGACCCTGGACGCTGCGGCCCTCATCGCCGTCCTTGGTGTCATCGAGGCGAACTTCGGGCTGCTGCGGGAAATGCTCGGAGAGCACTACGGCATCAGTTACATCGCCATCGCCGCAATCATGGCTTGGCTGCGGGTAAAAACCACAGGCCCAGTAGGAGATAAAGACGAATGATTGGGAGACTAAAGACTTGGGCCATCGCAGCCCTGATTGCAGCCTCATCTATTCTTGCATCCATCGTCTCGCTAGGCAGGGCACGCAGGGAGGCGAAAAGACGACAACAAGCTGAGGCAATGAGGGGCGTTGAGAAAATGGCCTCAGATGCGCTCTCAGACGGCCTCAAACGGGAGGGCAATATCAATGAAAAAAGTATTGATACTTCTGATCGCCGCTATTTTGAGTAGCGGGTGCGGGACTACCACGGTCATCAAGCCGTCGGCCAATCTGCCGCCGCCAGTGCGGCTTCCCTCCATCGGGGCCGATGAGCTATCCTGCCTGTCAGACTCGGCCTACAGGCGGCTGGTAGTTAGGGAGAAGCGTCTGAAGGTAAGGATAGACACCCTGGAAGGAATCATCCGCGCCGTGGCTGATGTGCGGGAATAAAAAAGGCCGACGGCTCATGCCAGACCGTCGGCCAATGGTGCGCCTGGGGCTCCGTGGATGGTGCAGGGAGTGGACAGGGATGCCCCGTGGTGGTCTTCTTCGACCTTAGCGCAGTAGTAAGTATAGTCATCCTTCTTCGCTTGTCAAGAACTTCATCGTTTGCCTTATAAAGATGGCCGCTACCTGCGGGACGATGGCGTTTCCGTAGGCGCGTATTCGTCCCACTCGTCCGGGAACCCCATCAGCCACCGGGAATGTGCCGGACTGAACAGGCCGGAGCTTTTGATCCCTGCATCCAAGCCAGTCAGGACTGCCCCATTGGCTGACAATCGAATTGGACAGTCCATCTCGACCATTAGCGACACCGCCCCCTCCAATGTCGTCCCGCGCTTTGGATGGTGCTTTGCCGCACCCTCTCCGGCTATCTGCCTGGTTGATGTGACTGTCACTGTCGGCCAACCTGCGATCAAGCTGTGAACTTGCCTTGGGAGTTGATCCACTCTTGAGCGCGTCCCTGATTTTGTCTTCATACCCGCTGTGTCTTTCCAGTCCCGTGCTGCTGATGTCACCCATCCTGAAACAAGCGAAGAAAAGTCTGTGCCTAATGTGCGGTGCGCCGACGCTGCAAGCCGGTAGTACGACCGCCCAGCAGGCGTAACCTTCTGCTTCCATTGCATCGTATAGATCATCCAGCCAGCCGTACCGGATAGCTGCTTCGACCTGCTCCCCAAATATGCAATAGGGCTTTGCCTCCCTGACAAGATCAAGCCATTTCGGCAACAAGTGTCGCTCATCGTCTTTTCCCTTTCGTTTTCCAATATCGCTAAATGGTTGACATGGTGGCGAGCCTGTCCAGACTTCTGCATCTTCAGGCCACCCAGCAAGTTGTAGCGCCAAATCCCATCCGCCTATCCCGGCAAAGAAATGCGCCCGTATAACACCGAACATTTGCATGGCAGGGACTAGGGAACCAGGCTCTAAGTCAAGTATGCTTCTATGGTCAACTATGCCAGACATGATCTTATTGGCCTTGACGAGATTCATCAGCCACTTGGCTGCAAATGGGTCAAACTCGTTGTAGTAGGCTTGCACTATACACCCCCAGCCCCAGGAAGTTCAGGCATCCACGCCCAGGCGACGACATCAGGAATGTCAAAATCGCCGTTCTCACTGTGCGTAGCTTCCCGTACATTTGTCTCCCCATCTTCGGCCTCAGTTAAAGCAATGACCTTCTCTCCATCAGGTGGCAGTTCGAGTTCAACAGGGATGAACTCGCCAACCATTTCACGCTGGGGTG